GCACCCGTCTCCAAGACCGATGCCGCGGCCTTCAGTCCTGGGGCAGCGTCCGACCCGGCTCCCGTCTGCGAAACCGAAACCGCCGACTTGATGCCCGGGGCCGCATCGCTCCCCGAGCCGGATTCCGTCGGAGCCACCTTCGCCCTCAACGCCGCAAGAGCATCCGACCCGGCCCCCGTCTCCGTCACCGACTTCACGATTGTATAGGTCTCTTTGAATACGATCTCGAGCGACGTCCCTAGATCGCCGCCGAGCGTCGCCTGATTCTGCGAGGCCGTCCCCGTGGCCCCTGCCGCCGCGTCGATCATCCAAGCGGCTGTTTGACTCGACTGATAAGTGCCGGAGGTGTTCCTGACCTGAGCCGGAGAGATCGCCGTAAAGGTGTGTGTGCTTCCCGACAGCGTTCCCCAAGTGTTGTCGTCGGCCGAGGTCCATACCATCAGGACGAGCGCCCCATTCGTGACGGAGGTTATGCTCGATATTGTGACCGTGAACGGCGTCGACGGGGCCGCGTAGGTCGCGCTTACCCCGGTGGTGTCAACGCTCCATGTCGAGCCCGTCCCGCCGTCGCCACGGAAGACGAGCATCCGCGCCTGACAGTTCGAACCGTTGTAGCAGTTAACGCTCGGACTGGCCGACCAGGTCCCGTTGAATTGGCACCAATAGGCCCGGACCCGGTGTCGCGTCGTGTCGGCCTGGGCCGCACAAGCCGTCCACGTCTGCCCGCCCAATTCTTGCATCGAGATCGTGCCGGTCGTCCGCTCGGCGAGGATGGCGATCAGGATGACGAGGTCGCCCGCCTGCATAGACGCCGGGGGAGTGACGACGACGGGCGAAGTGGTGTTGGTCCCGTTGTCGGCCGGGTTGGACGCGGACCCGAACAGGATTATCGCCATCGCCCCGCCTACCTTGCCGGGAGGCCCGGCCTCAGCTCAAGGTTATCTGGAGCGTGCACTCCCACACCTGGCCGGCCGTCTTGGTCCCCTGTGCGCTCACCTTCCGGTTCAGGTTCTTCCCGGTGCCGGAGGTCGTGTTGCTCACCGTGAACTCGGCCCACACGTTGTTCGCCTCGGCCGACAGGAACTCCGACTTCCAGATAGCCTTCTGGCTCGTCCCGTAAGTCGGGAAGGTCGCCATCATCCCCTTGTAGGTTTTGGTCGACCCCTGTAGGTCCGTGTGGGCAGGATCCTCTCCGGCAGACGATTCGCCGACCCCGATGTTCGCGTTGGCCGAATCGAACTTGGTCCCGCTCGAGGAGCAGAGGATCGTCCACAACTCGTTGATGCCTTCGTTCAGCAGCACATTCCCGTCGAACGCGGTGAACTGTAGGGACCTGAACATCTCGATCGCCAGGCCGAGAGGGTAGATCGACTTCCGCTCCCGGTCCTCGTCCGACGCCCACCGACCGATCGTCCACAGCGACCGATAGTGAAGCCTGTCCACGAGCCCGGCCCCGCGCCTCGAGGAGAGGAGGTCCGCCGCCCGAGCCTTCTCGACAATCGCCCCGAACAAGTCTTTCAGTCTCATCTCAGACCTCCTCGCCCTTCGTCTTCAGGGCTTCAACCCTCGCGTCGATCTCCTTCTTCGTGAACCCGAACGATTCGAGTTGCAGTCTCAGGTCGGCGATCGAAACCTCAGAGAACGCCTTCGCCCTGGGGTCGTACACCGACACGACTTCGCTCGCCTTCAAGCCTTTGATTGACATCTCTCGCCTCCTATCGGATATAAACGACGACGCGGCCCTTCTTCGAGTTGCCCGCGTTCCTCACCTCGAGCGTCAGCTTCGTGTGGGCGATGATATGCTCGATCGGCTTGGTCGCCGAGTGCGGAAAGCAGTTCAGGGCGACCGTGTCGGACAGGTCCGCCCCGTTCCCGGCCGCCACATCGATGCCGTCTGAATCGAGGACCCTCACGTCGTATGCGGCCGTCGGCTTGTCGCCGCCCGTTGCGGGGATGAAGACGAGCCTCTGGATGACCCCCTCGTAAGGATAGACCGTGACCCCGTCCGCGTTCCCGTCCGCTACCGGAGCGGCCGAGGTCCAATCGAAGATGATCTTCTTGACGCCCGACCATCGGGTTTCCGTGACTACGACTGTGCCTGCCATGTTGCCCTCCTCAGAGCGCGGAAGGGGAGGCCCGCGAGAACCTCCCCGCTCCGCTTATCTACCAAAGGAGACGCGCCTTATCTCGCCGCGACGACCCTGATGTAGTCGACGCAGATCGACTCTTCGGCGCCGGTGGCCCCCGACTTCAGCCCGAAGAACGGCTTCCACTCGGTCAACGCCGCGATCGTCAGGGCGCAGCCGTTGGCCCAGTCCACGACGCCGTCGAAGCTCGGATACACCGTCACGATCGTGTCGGTCAGCGCCGCCGTCGAGATGAAGAACCCGAGTTTGTGCGCCACGCCGGACGCGTAGACGTGCTGATTGGCCTTCGTGACCTGGGTCGCGCCGTTCGAGACCTCGAACTCCCAGTACAAGTTCGAGTCTCTCTTGAACCACACCGCGCCCTGATAGTTGGCCGGCGGCCCGCCGCCGTTGTCCAGGATGTGATCCGCGCCAGGGGCCGCCGACAGCCCGACGATGAGGTTCGCCTTGTCCGTGTCGGCCTCGAGCCCGTACACGCTGGCCTCGAACCAAATGGGCTTCCCGGCTCTCACCAGAAAGTTCTCGGACACCAGCTCGAGATACGACTCGTCGTTGTTGTCCCCGTCCGCGAACAACTGATAGATCCCGCCGACGGAATCCAGCAGCACGTCCGGCCCGGTCTTCCCGGCATCCTCTGTCAGGATCCACTCGCCCGCCAAGGGAGTTCTCCAGAAGTCCTCGTGGAACCCGAAGCCCACCGACGGGTCGAGAAGTGCCGGGTAGGGGCAGGTCTGCCAGAGCGAGTGCCCGGCATCCGGCCCCAGGAGCACGTCCCGGAACGTGAAGTTTTGCCTTGCCCAATACCCTCTTGATTGCATAATAACCTCCTCGGTTAATGCGAGAGGGGGAGTTGCCGCTCCCCCTCTCTCAGTATGCTGCGAATACGCTACTTGCTAGCGGGAGCCCTCCGAACCTTCTTGTCCTTCGCCGGCGCGGGCACCGCCTTGGTCCTTGGGAGCGTGCTCGGGCCCGGCGCAACGCCAGGCTCGGGGACCGCCGCCGGCCCCTTAGTGAGGCACCCCGCCCTCTCCAGGTCGTCGCGAACGCCATCACTCACGTCGAGCATGTCGCCCGCATTGTGGTTCTTGTAGGGCTTGACGAGCCTTACCAACATGCCCGCCTCCTCAGACGTATTCGGGCGGGTTGTAGCGAAGTCCGCTCCGAATCATCGTGACGCTGACGAGCGCCCCGCCACCACCGCCGCAGGACGTGACGATGCCGAGGTGGCTGAACCCGTCGGTCATCTCCGACCCGTCGACCTCGATGATCTTGACCGAGTTGGCGTATCCCACGACGATCGTGAGCGTCTTCCCGGCGATCAGCGCGTGGTCGAGCTCCGCGGCGTTCTTGGCCTGATGGATCTCGATGACCGCGTCGGTCGTGTGCGCCCCGATCTCGATGACGAACGTGGCGTGGGCCGCGTCGTCCATCGAGTAATAGGTCGACTTCAACGCCCCGGCAACGGCCTGGGGGCTGATGCCGTGGCTGATTGCGAACTCTTTCTGAAACTCTACGTGACTCATCTTGTCACCTCCTTGTCAGATTCCCGGCCGCTTAGGTGCGGGTCGCCAGGGTGATGAACGGGGACTGCGTGGCGCCTCTCTTCGGCGTGAAGACCGTGGGCCACCAGGGCTGCCCGTCCAGCCTGATGACGTAACGGAACGCCGTCTGATCGTAGTTGAAATAGAGGTGGATCGACTTCGCGAACTGCACCCCTGCGCCCGCCCCTCTCTTCTGGCCGAGGAGATACTGGGAGAAGTCCACGAGGGCGATGTCACCCTCGGTTCCCAGGGCACTCGCCTGTTCCGACCAGATGATTTCCTTGCCGAACAGCGTGTTGTACGGCAGCCCTGAAAGCCCGTTGGCCGGGAGCCATGCGGGGGCTCCGCCGACACCGACCGCCAGGTTCACCGTCGCGAGTTGCGGGAACGTGTCGCTGTTGGCGACCCACACCGACTTCGCGAACGACTTCGGATAGAGCCTGGAGTACATCTTCACGAGGTTCTCGAAAACGATCGTGGACCCGCCCTGCCCGCCTTCGGCCGGGACGGCGATGTGCGCCGGCGCGTTCAGGATTCCGAGCGGCTGCCCGGCACCCGTGCCGCGATAAATGGCCTCGTCGATCTTCCACGCGATGACGTCGCCGCTCTTCTGCATGAGCAACGGCTCCATAGAGATCGGCGAATCCTCGAGCAGCTCGTCGCTCGAGTAGACCATCACGACCAGCTTGTTGAGCGACAGCGTGACCTTGCCGAACTTGGGCTTCGACGGGGTCTTCGCGCCGAGCTCGTCGATCCAGTACCCCTGCATCGCGCCGTTGAGGTACGTGGTGTGGTCGAAGTCCTTGATGAAGGGCATGCCGACCTGGTTCCTTTCCATCGGAACCTTCGTGCACCGGTCGAGGAAGTTCGATTCCTCGATCCCCCTATCCAGGAGGGTCGTCGAGAACCCGGGGGGAATCAGATACCCGCCCTGCTCGGGGTCGGAGATTTCGAGAGACGGCGACCCGACCTTAACGGCCTCCCGGAACAGATCCAGGTCGGTCTGCCATTTCCCGAACTTGGTCGAGGGCCGCGCACCCTGCTTCCCGGCGAGGTACACGTCCTTGGCGAACTCGGCCAGGCACTCGTACCCTGCGGTCGGCGAGATGCCCTTGAGGGCACCGTCTTCGCCAGCGCCGAGGTCTCTCTGGCCGCCGGGGCCGGGGAGATTGCGAAGCCTCTTGATCTCGGCCTCGAACGCCGGCTTGAGGTTCGCCTCGACGTAGGTCTCGAGCTCGCTCCTGACCTTGTCCTTCAGCTCGCCGAGAGGGACAAACCCTTTGGCGAGAACGATCCGCTCGGCTTCCTGACCGATGAGGGTCTTGAGGTCGTCGAGCGTCATCACTTTCCTGTCGGTTGACTCTGCCATTTTAGCCTCCGTGTTTTTATTGAGCACTTGCGCCGGGATCCCCAGGCGCCACTACACGGACTGACAGCTCTGTCGCTCCGTCTCCATCCGTGATGTTCGTGGCTCCCTGACCCGCGCACAGCATGGGTCCGATAATTATTTTTTCGTATGCCAGAAACATGCCTGGAGAGGCATTATCGACGAAATAAATAGGGTCCGCAGAACGTGGCTTATTTCGCTTTTTAGGGCGTTTTTCGGTGTCGCTCAAGAAAATCGCACAAGAACTGTGCAATTTCTCTTTTTCCGACGCGTAAGCCTCGTATGCCGTTGTGTATAAAGGAATTGCGCCACTTTGGATTTCGCCATGGACGAACGCGCACAATCGGGCCTGTATGTTAGTAGGTGCGTTCATTCGCCTTCTGCCTTCCCGATGATGGCCCCTGCCTCCGTAAATGTCAAGGATTTATTTTTTCCGCCTCGACATCGAGCCCCGAAGTTGGCCCGTTTTTGTGCGCGAGAAACTCGAACCCTTCCTCGTCCGCGTTGAGGATTTCAACGATGTCGGATGGCTCCACGGTCTTGCCGAAAACCTCGATGCCAAGAACCGGCTCTTCGATTTCGAGCGCCACCCCCGGCCCCTCACCGCTGATGATCTTCGCCTCTTCGCTCCGAGCGGGCTTCTCTTCGGGAGCAGCGTCAGCCGTGGACAGGAGCTCCTTCAACGCCTTGCCCGCATCCCGCATCGCGACGATCGCCTCCTCCATCTGCGTCATCGCCGCCGTGATGGACTTTCGGTTTTTCTCCGACAGCACGCGGCCGACCTTCACCCCGTATTCCTCGAGCGCCGACGCGACCGCGGCCTTCAGGTTAGCCCCCTCGTCAGGAGACACGCCCTTGCCCGCCGGCTCGAACAGGATACCGCTGTGGCTCTTGCAATGATCCTTCGCCTCCTTTGGCGTCCAGATCTCCTTCGGATAGCGGTAGCCCTGCTCCGTCATCGTCTTCTCGCCGATCAGCCGGCCCATGAGCACGCGATACTTCTTGCCTTCGTGATCGCGCTCCATCGTCCTGAACGACCCGTTCTCGAAGTCTTCCGGCTTGCGGACGCGGCACGCGTGCTCGTTCGGATACGGCTTCATCGCGTACTCGTCGGGAGCCGGGTAGCCCTTCCCCTCAGGCTCCATCAGCTCGTCGTCGGGCTTGCCGGGGAGTCCGTCCTCGTCCTCCGGTTCGCCTTCTGGTTCTGGCGCTTCCGGCGGCGCTTGCTCGCGCTCTTCTTCTTCCTCTTCAACTCGCTTCCCTCCCATGTCGAAGTATGACTTGCCGCTCTCCGCGGACCTGTCGACCAGTTCCTCCGCGTCGCCCAGGAGCTCCTTCGTCAGGGTAGCCCCCAACTCCAACTCCTTCGCCACCGCTTCCGTCAGGGCGTCGGGGTTCGACGGGATCGACACCGCCGAATACTCGAGCAGGAGCCAGGTGTCGTGAACCCACCGCGCCTCGCCCGCCTTCGGAGGGCCGACGTCAATGATGATCTCGCCCGGCCTCGGCTCCGTCGCGCCTTCCTTCTTCGGCCTGTGCCCCTTCATCGGGATGAACCCTACCGACCAACCCCGCAGGATCCCCTTCTGAAACAGACGGTAAATCTTCGCCGCCTTCTCCGCCTCGAGGTCGAACTGCGTCAGGGCCCCGATGCCGTTCTCGTCCGTCTTGATCCACAGGTTTTTCCCGACGATATTGTCGGGGTCGCCGTACGAGTGCCCCCACAGCACGATCGGGTTCTTCCTGTACTGCCGGAGGTCGGCGCCCTTCGGCTCCATGATCTCCCCCTGCCTGTCCACCGACTTCGTCGAGATGAAGTGCTTCACCTGACCGGCCGACAAGCCTTCGCCCGCCGTGACCGCCTTCTCGTGCACGAAGAACTTCCTGACGAAAACGATGTCCTCCGCCTTCGTGTAAGGATTCGACGGGCTCCCCAGGAGGTCCTTGATGACGCCGTCGATCTCATTCGGGAAGGCGAACTTCACCTCCGTGATCTTCTTCCGACTCTCCGTCAATAACTCGATCATGACACTCCCTCCTTCTTGGGATTCTTTTTCTTGAACTCGGCGGGGCCGTCGAACACGACCTTGCCCCCTCGCTTGATGGTCATGGACGCAACGTCAAGCCTGGTCCTCTCCTTCGGGTTCCCGG